ATCTCATAGCTAGCCAGATTGACTCTCTGGACTGCACCTCAGATGAGCCGCTAGTTTCCCAGCGATTCATAAGGTCTTTTCTTAATTCGTTAAATGCTTCTTGAAAAATTGGATCCGCTAGGAGTCTTTTAGAGTTCTCCTCACGGGCTGTGTCTGACGTTGGTTTTGTAGATGAAAACTCAGCCCAATCACCGCTTGATTTATTATCCATGTTATCCTAAAGCTACCCCCCTCCCTTGTTCTGCTTCTAGTCCTAGTTCTGCTACTTTTAACTGCGCATCCATTTGCGCCTCTGCAGCATCGTGTTGTACTTTCATTTGCTTTACTTGAACGTCTGCAGCTTTTATCTCCAGCTCCTTTTGTTTTATTTGCAACTCAGCTTGCTTCATTTGCTCTTCTGGGCTAGGTTGTTTTTCCTCTTTATTATCTGCGGGATTATTTACAAAATCATCTACATTCTGAAACCCCATATTGCGTATCATTGCAGCAGATATGTTATACAGGTTCTGTTCGTTTACTATACTTAATCCTCCTGACATAGCCTGAGATGCAAACTGCATCATAGTGGACAGGTGCATAAGTTGCTGGTCTTTATTGCCACCGCCAAGTGCTACACTTACTGTGCAATCCATCTTGTCTCGCCACATGTCTGGACGGACAGGAACCCATTTGTTGCGTAGCTGCACCACACGCTCTTTGTCTTGGTTCTTTTGCAGTAACTCGTATATGCAATACATCAATTCTTTTACACCAGTTTCGGCAAAGTTGCGCGCAATTAGTTCAACCCTAGATTGCGCCGCCGTCATAACCGAATTAACAGCAGATGCTGTGGTGTGAGATGTAAGTGCTTTCTCGTTCATACCCTGAGACATTTTAGATACGCCAGCACGAGATTCTCGTATCCCATCCAGATACTCTAACATCTGAAACGAATAGTTTTCTAGAGGGGGAGTAGCTAGTGGCATTATAGCGTTGGGTGATTTCACTCTAACTACGCCGCCTGGGCGCTGTGTTAGCAAATCATCTAAATTTGCTTGACCCTCAAGAACTGCGTAACGACCAAAGTTTTGGTTGTACATGTTGTCCATGAGGTTGCGCATCAATGTTGACTTGATCAGCTGCAGGTCCATTACTAAATCAGCAACAGACAAGCCAAAGAATTTGTGAGGTATCTTTACTGGTGTGATAGATACAAATGGTATCTTATCTATCTGATCATTGGCTAAGATTTTATCACCAACAGTGCAAACCTTTCGTAACTCTGCGATACCATCGCCATCAAAATCTGTTCTCAAGAAAGACTCATGCAGCCAGTATTCTCGCAGCGCTTCCTCATTTTCAGAAGCATCTCCCCATCCCTCAAAGAATTGGGCTGACTTGTCATACTCATACCTAGCTAGCCGCTCGGCTGAGTACTCTCCCATATCTTCACCGCCCCCACCTAAATCTTCTACATTAAGATCATCATCGGGATACATTTCCCTCAGTTCAGATAGAGTTTTCTTTACGCGATGACAAACGAATCTCGCGTCTTGTATAATTTTAGCCTCTCTAGATATTAGGAACTCAGAGGGTGGTACATTTTCTACACGGATCTTTCCTCCGTATGAACCCCTGCTAATTACTATATCGTGCTCTACAGAGGACTGCTGCTGCTGCGGCGGCGGTGCCATCCCTTGAGGCATGGGAGGTGGAGTCATTTCCTGGGGCATACCTGGCTGACCCATCATAGGGGGCTGACCCGGCGGGACATCCGGCATCATAGGTTCTTGCTGCATCATGCCCTCATCGGCAAGTTGCTCTTCAGCAGCTGAGTATCCGTTTTCATACTCGCTGTGTTCCAGAACCTCCACATCCTTGTCCGATATAAGAGCCTCTAACTCTATATCATTTAAGCCGTGATATTCCTCTCTGTTCCATTCTTCGTACTCATCCCACCATACTTTTACTATTCCGTTTTTAGATAGCAATGCGTCAGTGAACCACGAGTACAAAATCTCCCAACCGGGATTGTCTTTGGTAAACACATAGTTTACATAATCCGTTGCTTGGTTGGCGGCATCAACATCCTCAGGTCCGTGCGGGGTGAATTTAACCATTTCGTCACCAGAGGCAAACACTCGCATCAATGATGGCTTTATCCACTCAATAGTATCCGCAACGGTTGAATCTACAAACTGGCTGCGCCCGTCAACCTCATTGCCAAAGGGCAAACCATAGTAATACTCCATAGCAGTTTCACGCTGCTTAGAGATCGTGTCGCCGTACCCCAGTGAGTCAGTTATTTCACCACGTATACGCGATAGTAATTGTCCGTCTGTAAGTCCTTTTGCAGCCATTAAATGATTCCGTAGTTTTTGTATTCAAGGTCTTTAGTCCACTGTGGGTCTTTCCCAGACACAGCATACCGTAAAGACATTACAGAATACCGTGTTGCAGACATGAGGTCGTCCCTGATAGGAACAATTTTACCCTCTTTTCTGTGATACATTCTAAATTCTTCCCACCAATCTCCAAGCGTGGCAAATACTTTTAACTTTCCATCGTCCATTCTCTGAAGAAGTGCCATGATACCCTCTTCTATAGAGTTACCGCCTTTCTTCTCCCCCAACGCTGGTGGGTTTGTAAAGTGCTCTAGACGCATGTTACAGCCTAGATTACGGTACTGGTCAGCAAGCCCAGGATTACCCATAGAGTCTCGTCTATTGCCATCATGGGGATAAGCAATGGGGATAAAATGGGGTCGAGAGCATATAACTTGGGCGTGAGCCGATGGTGTCGCTTTTGCCATTCTATAACAGTCATAAATATACACCACGTCATTATCTCTATCCCAAGCCGACCAAACACAAGCTGTGGGGTGTTCCCATCCAAAATCTATACCAGCTATTCGGGGCCAATGATCCTCTATATGTACAGGATCTATCATTATCTTGTCTTCCATGATAGGAAACACAAGGCCACTACCAATTGATGGGCGACCATATCGTCGCATCTCTCTCTCGTGTGGAGAGTATGACGACAGTATCTGTTCCATAACCGCCTCATTCAGATGCCCTTTAGAGCCACCTTTACTCATTACCTTTTCGGAGGCATCATCCCAAGTAGCGTTTGTTAGGGACTGTCCGGGTCGTAATGAGTTTATAAATGATGCAACCGTTTCCGTCATTCCAGACTCTGGTGTAAAGGTCATGTAGACCATGCCTTTGCGATCCAACGTGCGGGTGACCGCCTGAGAGTATAACTCTCTGCTTGGTTCTTCATCCAGCCAGATACAATCTACCGACCTACCTTGCCATTTCTCTACACCCATCTCGTAGGCTTTAAAAAATAAAGAAGAGTTCCCCCCACTAACATGCTTGATTAGCGCTACGCTTTTTGCGTTAGGGACGCCTGGTTTTCGCTCTGTCTTTATGATGCAGCTTTTAGGTATAGCGCCAGATCCAAAAGCCTCAGGGTCATCAGGGGAACCCAATAATTCAAATTGAACAATGTCTCGCGTAGTTTCGTTAGACACTCCGCCTGCCCATGCAACAATAGGTTGCGTATATCTACGCCCAACCCACCATTTCGGGTAAAGCCCGGTGCAGTGGTAAGCCATCTCAGAACTTCCGCAATAGGATTTTCCTATGCGGTTAGCTGCCATCAGCAGACGCTGGTTAGCATCTGCACCCGTTTCATGGAACCTTTCTTGGTACGGGTAGGGGTCGTAAAAGTCTAGCTTGTTGTAGCGCTCTCTACGTCTTAACTCTCTTGCCAGTTCTACTACTTTTTCCAGTTCTCCCCTTGTAGCCGCTTGAGTATGCAGCTTGGGCTTGTTTTTCAGCACCTGCTCTAGTCGCATAACATTTACCTGATTGTCCCCATTTCCATCCCTTTTTACCGCTGGATAGAGTACACGCCTGGATAGGCATTAATTTATAAGTCCGGTAATTTTCGTAACATCAGTCGTTCCCATGAGCGCCTCTAACTCTCTGCGTAACTCATCTGTAGAAGCCTGCTCTACGTGGGATATCTCCTGCTGTATCCTCTCTGCTGGTTTCATACCTGCGCGATCCAATACATCCTTGATGGCGCCAAGTTTTACGGATTCTGATTCAGCACTGACAACAAGGGTCTGTAATTGGGCTAGCGCAGCAGGCACGCAATCTTGCAGCATTTTCTTTTGACGTTCTTCTATGTCTGAGGCAAACTTATTTTTAAGCTCATAGCCTCTCTGTTTGGGAGATGAATACCCAGCTAACTCTGCAGAAGCCGCTGCATTGCCTGTTAAACAATACTGTTCAATAAATGTTTCCTGTTTCTCAGTTCGCATTTGCTAACTCTTGTAACCTGCTATCCATTTCCTTTATAGAGTGTGATACTGTGTTGGGTAATATAAATGGTAAAAATGCGTGGACAACGCTAACAATAGCAAGCAATACCATCTGCAACGCAAGTTTCATAGCGAAACTAAAGTGCGCTACATAAGATATATTCTGCTGTTTCAAGTGTCCCATAAACTAGTTCCTCATTCTGTTGTTTTTTCTTTCCCGCTCTTTCTCTGCTTGGACATGTCCACTAGCGCCTCTACGTAGTATTTTGTCTGCTGCTGTTAAGTAATGTCGAGCCTTGGCAGATGTTTGCTGTAGCGGGAAAAGCAGTGCAAGCATTTGCTTAACGCTCTCTTCCTCTTTAGGGCCGTATCTACCTTTACCGGGAGCGATCCCCTCTCCAAGCATCTCTAATTCCTCGTGATGAAAGCTGGAGGATTCTGGATCGCCTTTTGATTTTTTTGAGTATAGGTTATGCTTGCTAAGAACCTTATCAGAAAAAGACATATTTGATCCCGTGAGGGAAACAACCCTGCCCCCAGGCATCTTTGACCTAAGAACATTCTCTAGCCCCTGCCACCCAGACCCTAAATCTAACTGGTCGTGAGCAAGGTTAAACATTCTCCCTGTTTCTGGGTTTAGTATATGTGTCTGCCTAACGGTTCCTAACAGGTAGTCTCCAGTTTTAGCTGTGCTGCCAAATCTAACATGTCCAGAACTCGTGTAAGAGCCATCTGCGTTTTTAACATTTACAACATTATCGGCAATATTTGTAACCCCATCACCTTTAGATGGAGTGGAGAAAAAGACAGGTTCTTGTGGTCTAGGAACTTTCTTTCTGTTGTATGCTCCACCAGCTTCTTTCCACTTAGCCAAGTCTGCCGTGTAGTCATCAGCAATCTTTCGGTTAACATTCTTTATTTCATCTATAAAGTCATCAGCGGTAAACCTATAACCTCTGCCGTACTGCCCATACCGCCCCCACTTCGATCTTTTCGTCATCAGGGAGTCCCAAGCGGCCTCCATTGCATGGAAGCTACTTTCCTGTAATTTCGCTTTATGGGATTTTTCAGAGCCTTTTGTTTTGTACGAGGGCCAATCAGGGTTTACCAAGTCATCTTCCATCCATTTGTAATTTGGATTGGTCCCATCTAAATCAACCCTTTTGCTCAGTCCCGATCTTGAAAGCGACCCAGACATCATGCGACCAGTGCTAGCTGTACTTTCTATCTTGTTAAGCAGATTGACCTCTGTACCCGGAGTCCAGTTGTACTCACCCCTCATTACAGGGGTTATCAGGCCAGCAATCTCAGGAGATATATCAAATCCAGTATTTGAAAGCGCTGCACTCATGTTAGGAATAGATCCGTCTGCAGCAACCGCAACCTTTGCTTGGCCTGGAAATACCAGCCTGGCAGCAGCCTGTAGGTGCTGGGGTATTGGCTTTCCAGATAACAGTAATTGTCCATACTGGTTGGCTACTTCATTATATATTATACGAGCATCTGATGACGACACCTTGCCAGTTTTTTCTATATTGGCTGTAGCCCTAGCTATGGATGCCGACGCTGTTGGGGTAAGTCCTGCTTCTGTTAAAGCCGCATAATAGGGTGACCAAGCTGCTACCGTCCTGCTCATAGCAGCCTCTGTTGGCATTGCAAAACCAACTTGTAGGGGCCTCCCTGCTTTGCTGGTATACCAGCCATCCCTGTATATTTTAAGATGTCTTGCTAACTCTGCAACAGGAACCTTTGCCATTTTCGCTGCGTTATGTATTCCTTTTGGACCAGCCAAGCTAGTTGTCCAATAAGCAATATCCTTAGCCCAGTCTGCAGTACCAGCAGAGGCTCCCAACATTAAAGCCCCAGACTCTATACCCTCACTAAACATCTGAAAAGGTAGGTCTGCGTACTCAAATCCTTTATGTACGAGTCCCTGCGTTTCGCCACCTATCTTGCCACCATGCTTCTCTGTCGATAGCATGTCGGTACCCTTTTGCCACCTATCTCCGCCACGTACCATACCCCGGCTAAACTCTTCTCCACTGTAACCTACAAAGGGGAACTCACTATCAAGCGTTAACCCAGATGCTGCACCCTCAAGCAAGCCTAGCAAACCACCACCAACTTCTTGCGAAGTCCTAAACGGCAACGCTACAGTAGTGCCTACTACATCCAGAAGACCTTTACCAATATCGGTAGCTAGAGCTCTCTCGTTCCACCATCGATCTTCTTCATCAGGGTGCTTATATTGGGCCATATTAGATTGCGCTTATAAAGGGTAAAATGCCGGACTGGTGAGTGTAGACAATATATATCATAGAAAGAAAATAAAAAGGGGGTCCGGGGGGGTTTACCATGCTGGCCCTACGGGATATATGCGCCACAATATACTTTACATAGTGCCGATTATGCGAACCTTACAAATTCCAGGGTTATACCGTTACCCACTAGCTGCGTAATGTTGCATATACGCCACATTATGCGCGCTGGTTTGGTTTGAACTGCGTGTGTGTGTGCTTGCCATACATCTATAGCCACACCATACGCACCATCATGCCCTATTGTTCTAGTTGCGACACACTCTATCCTAGCTGTGACATGCTGCCACTATTGGCTTGCTACGTGCTGGCTATTACTGTATTGGTAGTATTCCATTCACACTATTAGTAGAGATACCGCGATGATAGATTTTCTGGAATTAGTACTAGCCACTATATTAGTTGGTGGCTTTTTTGGTTTCCTCATTATAGGCATATGTGGCACTATTGCTACGTTTGTCCTAGCTATCTATGGTTCATTCAAAAATCAATCAGGAGTAGATCACGATGTATGACACCAGCGAATTACGCCCACATATTAGGGATATCGTAGAGTCTGATTCCCTATTCAATAGTGCGCCATCACAGCTGTTAACTGTCTCCAATGCCAAAACACGCAAGGGAGAATCTCTAGGCTGGCTAACTGCTATCCTGTATCTATCACCAGCGGATCTATTATCGCTGCGCCTAAATCTATGCGCTAGCGCAAAAATAGCTGGCTGTATAGATGGCTGTCTCAATACTGCTGGTCGTGGCGCATTCAATAGCGTACAGCGCGCACGTATACGAAAAACCCTGTACTGGTGGCAGTATCACAACCCATTCATGGCGCTACTGGTGCGTGATATTGAGCGCGTACAGCGCATGGCAGACCGACAAGGTCTGAAGCTGGCTGTTCGCCTAAATGGCACGTCCGATATACGATGGGAGAAGCAATTTATACAGCTGGCTCCGTTTAATACCAATGCATCAGACCGGCGCACCATTTTTGATATGTTTCCTAACGTGCAATTTTACGACTATACGAAAATCCCCGGTCGTACCGTACCGTCTAACTATGACCTGACGTTCTCTGGCTCTGCTAGGGTGGAATTTCAGCCAATCCTAGAAAAGCAATTACAGCACAACCCACGTTCTAGAATAGCCATTGTGTGTAAAAATATGGACGACCTGATCGATCGTAATAATGGCGTACATGTAGACGGAGACACTCACGACCTACGGTTTCTAGATGCCGATAATGCTCTGGTTGTCTTATCTGCCAAAGGTAAAATGAAACACGACACAAGCGGTTTTTGCTACAGCGAGGCTAATTTATGAAACATAAAGTAGTCGTATCACTATTCGACAAAACCGGTACAGCGGTGCAGCCGTGGGCTGACGCTGGCTATCAGTGCGTGCTATTCGACACGCAACACCCCAACGGATTCACTGCGTTGCGCGAAAATATCACATCCGTTAACTGTGATTTATCTATCGCGCAGCCTACTACAATTCGCGATCTAGTAGCTGCAGCTATACGCGCT